CAATCACCTGTAGATACACCCGGGGTGGCCATGGCACCTGAGGGGTGGCCAGACGGTAGGCGTATTCTGAGCTGGGATCCGGTCTGCCCATATGGTTCCATTGGCGGATGAAATCCACGATATGGCGGGCATGTTCTTGTAATTGCCAGGCTTTCATTTCCAACCCTCCAACTTGATTTCCAGAATGAATTGCTCGGCCTGCTCAATGGCAGACTCTTTGGTTTCCGCTGTGCCCGTGGCTGTCCAAGCCATGTGGCCAATGTTTACGCTTGCGGTCCATTCCCATGATGCCCCTACGGCATTTGGGCCTAAGAATGGCACTCTGTGAATCTTGATTTGCTTACCGTTAATCTGTGTCACTTCACGGGCCTCCTAATTATGGATTTGGTGTTTTTCTGGCGTAGCACCAGCACCTCCTTGGGCGCCTCAATTCCCAGCCGAATCTTGCCCCTGTCTATCTCCAGAACGAAAACCTTGGCTTCTCCAACCTTGACAAATTGGCCCTGTTTAACCGTTAGGCAAAGCATCTTGGTTCCCCTCCTTTTGGCGTTGTGGGTATGCAAATTCAGCCCATAGCTGGTGGAATAGTTCCGCGCCGTGCTTGCCTTGCTGGCGTAGGGCTAGAGCTCGGGCTTTTATTTGGCGCTCGATGTTGTGCGCCTTTTTTACATTTTCGGATGGCGTTAGGAGCTGGATGTTTTCTAGCCTCACGGCTAGCTCTCCGAACGCCATGTCTAATTCACCTTCTGTTTCCGCACAAGCCATTGGAATTATGTGGTCTATTTGCTTGCCAGATTCTTTATAGCTTGGGAAGGCTTTGCAAAAGTCTTGATGCGTCCAAGGTAAATAACGGGAAGAGATTCTCCGTTTTCTACCGTCGAATCCTTTGGCAACAGTTAAAGAGTCCGATCTGACTCTATTGGCCCACTTCCCATATTGAGAACTTCTTGTAATGGAGTTTTTAATGCTTATTTTTCTAAGGCAACTATCGCAGGTTTTTTTTGAATTACCAGCCTTTGGTTTTAGGCAATTGACGCATGATAAAGGGTTATCAGCCCTTATTTTGTTGTATCTAGCAGTAAATCTTTCTTTGCATAAGGCGCATGTGACCCCGTGAATTTCTTGGTTTAACCGTCCACAATACGCGCACCTCCCATTTAGCTTCCTGAGCTTTGTTCTAAGCCTTCGCCTTTCCTTCTCGTTCATAACTAGCCCCCCACCGTAAAGGTGTACCCATGCCGGGCCAGCTCTTTTTGCATGGCCTCAACCTGGAGGGTGAGCTCTTTAAATTTCTTGGTTAGGATCTGAAGGCCACCGCGCCGGGCATCCTCGAGGCTTCTGCCAGACTTGGTTTTTTTGCCTGCAAGCTTTGCTTGTACTCGTTGCCATTTCCAGTACCGCACCCTGCGGCTAGAAACAGATTCTCCAGGAATTTCCTGGAAGACCGGGGCAGATTTGCCCAAAATCTTTTGCATACGATTCCCCTTAAACAGCCCTTGGATGGGCTGTTTTCCCCGTGTATTTGCAGTAAAGGTGAGGCTGGCTAGAAGGTGATATGCCAGACTGCTTTGACGGATTTGGGGAACGGGTGATAGAATACCCGTGCCACCTGTAGCGGGTGCGAAGTCTGGGCCTCGGTCCAGGCGCTGGGCCTCAGAGCTGTAACTCTGAGGCTCAGTTTTTACCGCCCGGCTTTGGCCAACTTCACCTGGCTGGCTGTTCTTAGGTAGCTGTCGAGCTCTCCCGGGTGCCACACCCGTCTAGCTCCAATCTTTAGGCCACCCGGAAAACTACCAGCCGATACCAACCGGTATAGGGTCCTTCGTGATATGCCGATCAGACGGCAAACTTCGTTGGGCCCATATAAAACCGGCAGGAGTTGGCTGCCTTCCATTTTTCGATTGTCCCCCCTTGGCTGTCACTGTCCTTGAATGACATCGTCAATCTAATTGGTTTTCTTTTTTTAATCAAACTGCTGGCATTTTGTTAGCCATAAGTCCATAAATAAATTAACCTTACGAGGCAACTAACTATTCAAAAACAGAATCAATCTCCCTTCTAGACCTTACCGGGCTTAAATGTGCGTAGTGCTTGGAAAGAATTGCAAGGCTTTTCCACCCGCCCATGCGTTGAACCAAGAGAATAGAAACCCCTTTAGAAAGCAGCTCGGTAGTGCCACCGTGGCGCAATGAATGAATCACAGCCATTCCCTCCTCTGTCTCCCGCGGTATGTTAGCCTTTTTAAGATCTGCCCAAAAATTGGTGCTCAGGTTAATGGTTAAAAGCTTGTGGAATAAAGGAGCCCCGCTTGGGCATTCCTTCACTAGCTTTTTGAGTTTTGGAACCAGTCTGATGGGTATTGGTATCTGCTGGTCAATTTTAGTTTTGGCATGCTTGGCCCTCAGCATTAGCCACGGAGCCAGTGGGTTTTCAATGTTCAAGTCATTGGCAGTAATGGCAAGTAAGGCACCGCGCCTAGCAATCGTCGCAAAGGCCAAGGCATAAAAGATATTTCTAGGCCATGGGGCCTTGGCCTCTAGAGAATCAGCCTCCGCTCTGGTCAGGGCCCGCCTTGGGTGCTTTGCCTGGAAAGTAATGCTTGGGAAGGTGGGAATAGATCTCGCTATATTTTGCTTTTGAAGCCATTTATAAAAGCTTTTTACTTGTATCAATCTCTGCTGCTTAGAGCCCGTCGAAAGCTTTAATGAATCAATCCACCCCTCAATCTTCTTGCTGGTGAGTGAGTGGATTCCGTCCATCGTTTTTATCCCGAGCTCACCCAAGGCCCTACCCAACAGGGCCCTTACTTCTGAGACATATACATCTGTACACCCACTCCTTGCGCGGGAAGCTACAAACCTTGCAACTAAGGCCGGAAAATTTTCCCCAGCCTCATCAATCGGGAATTCAAGCCCGGCCCTGATCCGCTCTTGTTCCGTCCGTTTTTCCGCTAAAATTCCCTCGGATGCCTGCTTGTCTCGGCAAAGCTTGATTGTCTTGGTGCTGCCATCAGCCATTCTCAGCTGGGCATACCATTCAGGCCTTGTGATGCTCACCCGTCCATTGGCATTCAGATCCACCCATACATCTTTGCCATCCACCCTTAGCTTGGCCTGAGCCTTGCCTTTGTGGATCCTCTCGGGGGCATCTGGTGGAACTGCTCTGGTTTCCAGCTTCTTAAACATGATCGGCCACCGTGCAATCCATTGTGCAATCAAAGTAGGCCCATACTGGCATACGATGGCACATGGTGGCAATAGTTGGCCGTAAAAAAAGCTTATTTTTTAGTGTTAAGCTAGAAAGGAAATCACCAATACACATACTGCAGAAACTAGGTAAGATGCTAGAAAACAGGCTTTTTTGTGTTGCCGTGCAATGGGTAGTGCAAAAGTAAAAGCCCCCCGGCATCCATGCCGGAGGGCTTAGGGCTCTGAGGGGCTACCGTATCACCCCCATCTCTGGCTGGGCCAGACTCTACTTTCCGGATATTGAGCTAAAAGCCCAGGCTCAGGAAAACACCCGCTTGAGCAAAAGCTGAATAGCGAAGTCCACAATCAGCACCCAAGGAATCAAACCCATCCGGGCCTCTGGCTGTTCATGCTGGCTGAGGGCCTGCTCCAAGGCCTCAGCCACCTTAGTCTCAAGGGGCCCGGGATCCATGCCCGGCACACCACTGGCCACTTGGCCAACCACCTTGGGTGGCACACCTAATGAGGCCCCGTAGCCCACCAGTGTCCACACCGCGGCCAGAACCTCACGGTCCCAGCTCTGGCGCCCACGCACAAAGTCCAACATTACAGCCACGCTCTTGGCTGGGAAATCTACCGGCAGCTCACATGGATCAGCCATCAGTCTTCTCCTCCTTTTTGCAAACACATCGGACCACGAACCTAGAACACCCATGGCACCAGGGTGGAGTTGGCTTGCTTCTGTGTGGCCTTGGCATGGAACCACGGGGCAGGCTCCTCCTGTGCCGTCTCAAATGATCCACCGCAATTTTTTGACCGGGAAACCATCCACTGAGCTAAAAGCCCATGAATCCTTTTCCGCCAACATCTTGGCGATCACCGCGGCCTCAGCCCAAAAACCTTCAGGGCCTGGATTGCCCCAGCCGGTTGGGCCAGTGTGGGCACTGGCTCCCCATGAGTTGTCTATCCGGCCATATTCCTTGCCACCCTCGATGTGGTAGCCAGCCAAGCACATGCAATGGGCCCAAGAACCGGAGGCCTTGGCCACTCCGTTGGCATCCCGCTTCATGCTAAAACCTTGGCCCGAACACACAGCAATCCCATAGCCGCTGGCCAACATCCGCTTAGCCTCTTCCCATGTTTTTACCTGAGTGGTTTGCCTGATTGGGTGAACCTTGGCCAGTGGCTCTAGATCATTGGGCACCCCAGTGGATCCCCAGCTCTTGCACCGTGCCTCTGAGTATTGCCGTAGGTCATAGGTGGCTTTTTCTGTCTTATATTCCAGCCGCCCAAGGATGCCATATTTCCGGCACCAGTCCGCTGCCCATGCTCCCACGCTGCCATCACCGCGGAGCCGTCCCCCGCCAATCTCCACCCTGCTCCCGGCATATATCACCTCGGTGCATAGGTCCATGAAGCTCTCAGGCTCACCTACTGCGATCTCCGCGCACATGCTGTACTCGACGGCCCGGGCTGTGCCAAAAGAAACACAGCTCCCAACCTGTCCCTGATTCCTCGGTGGGATCAGCCCACCATTGACCACACGGGCCACATCCCACAGATACACATGGTCTGGAATATCTTCCACCTGTCCGGCTGGCGTATCACCAGCCACAGGGAATGGCAGGCTAGCCTGCACAGCCTGCACGGCCTCATCATCTCTCACCCAGCCTTGGGGGAAATTGTCGCTCATTGCAGGCTCTCCAGAATGGTGGCCACACGGGCCAGCTCTGCCCGGGCTCGAGCCCTCAGGGCCTCATCTATCACCATTTCCGGAACTTCACCCAGTGTGCTCCGCAGATGCTCAGCAATGGTTTCCCGGATGGGCTGGATGGCTGTGGTAGGGATCCCGCGGCTCTGGGCCCTCAGGGTGCTTTCCAGTTGGCCAAGGGTGGCCACGGCTGATGGATCCACAGCCCGGAAAACCTTGGCTAGGGCTGCCACTGATTGGGCTTTGCCTGCCTCCTGTAGCCCGCCATATATGCCCCTTAGGCTCATGGCTAGGGCATCAGGTGCTGGGGGCACTGGAGCTGGTGGGGTTGGCGCTGGTGGCATTGGTGGCACAGGAGCCGGAGGTGCCCCGCCAATCACCACGGTGCAGAGAACCGGATCACTTGGGGTATCACCCGCCGCCGTATAGGCCAGAACTCGATACCTGCCTGGCTGGCCAGCCACCACCACCGTGGCCTTGGTGTTGGCCAGCAGAGCAGGTGGGAAAACTGAGAGCCCGGGATCTAGGGGGTAGAACTTCACCACCTTGCCGGAGGTTTCCGCCAAGATGGTTACAAACGAACCCACCTCCCCACGCACCTCTGAGGGGAGCTTAAGGTCTTGGTCACAGGCTAGTAGCAAAAGGTAGATCATTCCCGCTTCCCCTTAAGGCACTGGAGCTCATTGATTCTCGTGTGGATTTCCCGCTGGCAGTCTGCGATAACTTCCAGAGTTTTTTCTAAGGATGTTAGAAAGCTGAAATGTCTATCCCTGAGTGGAACCACCACCTGTGTGCCAATCCAGATTCCACAGGTCCAAATTGCATAACCGAGGGCCAAGATGATGACAACAGGAAGGCCTAGATCACGGATGATTTGGACATAGTCCATAGGGTGTTCACTCCAGCATCAGGCATGCCTTATGCTGATAAGGCACAACGGTTTTCAAATTGAACTCCCTCAAAGGTGATAATAACGGGCTGAGTGCCCGATACCCGCCCAAATGGCAATCTTGGCCATCCTCAAACTGGTTCACATCCTGAGTGATCAGAATCCTCCGGTATCTCCCGCGGCTTAGCTCGAGCTTTGCCCACTTGAGCCATGTGGTTACCCACGAGCTGGGCCAGTGGTGGAGAACATCTTTCATCAGAAGCATTTCAGCCGGAGGTATCTGATCCCTCTCGGTGTAGAAATCCAGATGGAGCCATTCCCTGCTCCGTGCCTCTGTCTTCAGCCGGTCAATGTGGGGCTGGTGGCAATCAATCCCCGTATAGTTGGCCACATGGATCTTTTGGCCAATGATGCCATCGCCACAGCCCAGATCCACCACGCTCCGGGTGCCTGAGAAATCAATCAAGGTATTCACTAGATCCACATAGGCTTGGGCCTCATGGCCAATCGATCCACCGCCAGAGCTGGAGCCATTGCCCCACAGCTCCCGCCGGTAGATCTCCCCGAATGTCTCTTCTGCCCCATGCTCATGGCCGCGGAGGTATTCCGTGAGGTGGTGGAATACCCGGGCCTCTTTTGGCAGGGCCCACTGGGGTGAGTTGTAGGATTGCCTCCCGGTTGGAATATCCCCAATCCGCATGAGCTTCCCTTGGCACCGATGAACCACCCTCACCTTGCCATCACTCAGCCCGCAGACGAAAGCCGTGTTCTGCCATGGGGCTTTGCCTAGGTTGTGCCAGAGCCGGGAGACACCCAGCCCAGCTAGTACCACCCGCCATGTGTCCTGATCCCCGAACATGTGTTGATAATAGAAATCGCTGTGCTGATTCATCCACAGGGCTGCCAAGATCACCCGCCATGCCCGCTTGCGGTCAATCATGAGCTGGCCACCTTGGATGGGTGGAACCCCGTTGTTGCCTATAGGCCACACAGAGGGCCATCTGATGGTGGTTTCGTTGTGTGCCATATCCTCCCAGAAAACGAATGGGGCCACTTCCAATGCCTGAAATAGCGGCTCTGGATCCTCCACCAGATAGGCATCAGCATCTAGATAAATAACCTGCTCCCATCCGCAATGGGCCAAGGCCACAAGCTTCTGTTCCCAGCCCCTGAGAATCCGGCAGCCAAACTTGGTGGAGTCAACGAACTCAACCGGCCCCAGCCGTTGGCAAAGCTCAGGCTCCACTGGCTCCTCTGCACCCCTGTGCCATATCTGAACCGGCAGGGTGCATCCCATCTCTCGGAGGAGCTTCAGGCCCACCAGTATGCCGGGCCAATACTTGCCACCACCCACCCACAGGATGCCACGGCCCTCAGCCTTTTCTGGCTGTGGTAATGGCATCTGGAGAACTTCCCGGAGGGCTGTGCCGTGGCGTGTGATTACATCGGGTTGGTGGGCCCAGCCGTTTGGGATAGGTTGGAGCTCGGGCTCTGGTATCGGATCCGCTAACCCCGGATAAATCATGCCCTTACCCCTTGCCCTGGTATCGATCACACCCCGTGCAAACCTTCCAGGCCTTGGTATTGCCCGTGAGCACACACTGGCCAAATATCCCACAGGTATACAAAGGCCCACACCCGCATGCTGGCCGTGGATCCACTAGATCCCCAAGGTGGACACATGGCAGGGCTCGGCGCCTGGATTGATCCGCCAAGGCCTTGGCCACCGCGGTCTGGTGATCCCATGGTGGGGTTTTGAGCCACTGGATCACAGCCTCCCGGGCTGGTAGCCATTCCCGGGTTATGCTCACCCAGCCTGATGGTGTCTGGCCGATATATGAAAGCTCCCCACCTCTGAGGTATAGAAGCACCCCGAGCTCTTTAGCCTGGGCCACGATTTCGGCAGGTGTTACGGGCAATTGAATGTAACCTCTTCACCGTGATATGCCCCGTCTCTGTTTGGTATTCCGCAGGAGCAAAAACAGGAAACCCCCAAGCCTGGTATACTGCCAGATGGGCATGAAATAACTTCTTCCCACATGCCCAGAAATGAATCCCAAGCCACGGTGCAGGTGCCACCACAGGTGCAAGCTGTCGATGTGCAGCAATCACAGGGCCCAATGTTGGTGGTGGGCATTAGCAGAGCACCCCGCCGGGAATGCAGATGCTCCGTTTGGTCACTACAATATTGCCATCAATACACTGAACATTAGTAACCACTTCAACACAGACAAAATTGCCCTGCTGGCCGCTCACACATGGGTTGGAGCCACCTGAGCCACCGGAGCCATCAGAGCCACCAGAGCCACCAGAGCCGCCGGAAGCACCAGAGGCCCCGGAAGTCCCAGAGGTTACTGATCCGGATGTGCCTGAGCCGGAGCCAGAAACAGATCCAGATGTGGAGCCAGAAACAGATCCAGATGTGGAGCCACCAGAGCCAGAGCCAGAGCCGGAGCCACTGCCAGAAGTCCCGGATGTGCCAGATCCAGAAACACCAGAGCCAGATTCAAGAGCCCCGCGGGCCTGAACCAAGTAGACCGGGTACACCGGATCCGCCTGACTACTCCCGGCCTCATCCCGCCCGGCTAGCCTGCCAAGGTATTGCACTTGGCTGAGGCTGGCGTTGTTGATTTCCCTAATACGGCAGGTATCGCCAGAGCTGTAGGCTTTAGTCAGGTTATCCCAGAACCGAACTACACCTGGCCACCAGCCCGCGGCATTTTGGGCGCCTGTAACCAGTACAACATTCACTGGTGGGGTGGAGCTGCCAAATCGCTGCTGCTTGTCACCCGTCCGCCCATCCGAGAATTGGCCACCCTCCCACTCGCGGAGCATATCCCCGAGCTGGCCAGCCGCTTTATCATCTAGGAGGTAGCCGGGCAAGGTTTAGCCTCACAGTGGGGTTGGGAAGGTTACGCGTGGGTAGATGTTGAAGGTGCAGTAGATAGGATCTGCACCTGCTGCCGCCTCTTCACCGTCTTCTGTTAAGAGAACAGGCTGATCTATTTTGTATCCAGTTGCTACATCATAAATTGGGTAAAGATTTGCTCCGCGCTTTTCTCTAAGTCCCTGATTCAGCACCTCTGCCGCCCATGTGGTCCGGTAGCCAAAAACCAAGGTCCATCGCCAATAGTTGATGCCATTTTCATATAGGAATTGAGCTGAAATACTGTTGAGCTTTGCCTGACCCGGGTTGGCCACATAGGCGCCAATCACCATGGTGTTGGAATTGACACAGCCAACAGACCCAAGCCAGGCACCACTTGGGGCGTTGAGAGAGTTAAGCCCAACCGTAATGGTTGCCTCAGCCCTTTGCATTTCCAAGGGCGGCAAAAAAGGATCTCCAGCTTTATTCACAATCGCCTTATTGGCAACCACAGTATCCTTGCACACAGCCATGGGATAGGTGGAAGTTGCAATGCTGTAATCATTGGGCCGGAACAAGGGCCTACTGTCCCTACTGGCAGGGCTAACCCCTTGCTGCTGGCCATCAATAGCCGGAACCCCAGTACCACCACCCATGGTTAGATCAGGGTTGTAGCTGTATTCTGCCGTTACCCTCCAGAGGGTGGGATCCTGTGAATCTTGCACAGGGCTGAGACGCACACAGAAGGCCGCTATATCCTCAGGGTGTCGGCTGAATATGATGGGCAGGCTTGGATGTGATCCGGCATAGGCTGGCCCAAAATTGCCGGAATCCGTGCCCACCAGAAAAACCCGGGTATAGGTCCTCTGAAATTTGGAATCCACCGAGGCCTGGCGCCCCTCATGGATCTCAACAAAAAGCGTATAGGCCACCGCTCACCTCTTACTTAAATGCCACCACGCCGGGCCGGGCTTTCTCAAATGCTGCTATAGCCCGCTCTTGGGCCTCAAGCTGGGCCTTGGCCAGCCGGTTGGCCAGATCCATGGCCGCCTTGATTCTCTCTTGAACATCCTTGCCCTGCTCGCCAAACCTATTCCTCATGATGGTTTCCATGGCAGCCGCTGAGCCCTTATCCGCCCTGGCTGCCTGCCATGATGTGCCTACCTCGTTTTCTTTCAGCATGTCCATAATCTGCTTACCGGCCTTGCGCTTGAGGCCAGCCTCAAGTCTGCCCAGCAGTGGATCCCCAGCCGCTAGACGGGCCCGGGCATCCTTGAGCTGGTTGCCAACATCTGTCATGGTTTTGTTAAACTGCTCGGCAGGGCTGGCGAAATTCTCCTCTAGGTCCAGAGCCATTTTTTCAAATGTGTTTTTTGCAATCTCTAGCTTGGCCGCTGCCTGTTTGATCTGATCGCCAAGGGCTTTGGCGCCATTCTTGAAAGCATCAAACACCCCGCCAAGGTCAAATATCTTTCCTAGATTCAGCTTCTTGTCTTGGTCAGCATCACGGATGGCCGCCCTCTCACGCATGCGCTTCAGGGCATTCTTGGCCTCTTGGCCAAATTCTTCAGCCACTACAGGCTTCTGCCCATTCAGCTTTTTCCTCTCAGCCTCCGCCTTGGCAAATTCTTTTTGTGCAAATAGGGCCATACCCGCATTTGGATCCCCAAGCAAATTCTTTCCTTTAAGAATCAGATCATTTGAATTTTTAATTAAATTTGCAACCTCCCTGAAACCCTTCACAATCACCTTGGCTGTGTCAATTAGGGCATCAGCAATCTCAAAAGTCATATCACGGGCAAACCGAAAGCTCTTTTCAATCCCCTCCGCCTTGTTTTTCGGGTCAATTACTGGGAGGAATGTGTCAGCAATATCCTTGGCAATATCTCGCACAGCCGAAAAACCACCACGCAAACCAGCAGTAACCGCGGCCCAATCAAAGGCTTCTAGGAACATCTTGGAGATTTCCCGGAAGGTGTCTTCCATCGTCGTCTTGAGCCGGGCAATCTGCCCCTCAAATGATCCGAAAAACCGCTTGGCAGCCTCCTGTGCCTTGGGGCTGTTGCTGGCCGCATCAATGGCCTCAATGGCCGCGGCACTACTTACAGCCCCGCGCCTGATGGCCCGGATGGCCTCCTCGGTGGTGTAGGCCTTGCCGGTCACTTTGCTAAGGCTTTCTCCCAAGGCACCGAACACATCCAGCCCTTGATCCTGGAGGCTCATAAGGGCCCCCTCTGTGGCTGTGCCTGCCCGCATGAGCTGGTTGATGGATCCAGCCAGGGAGCTCATGCCCTGAGCACCCAGCAGCTCAGACGCATTGGCCATGCGCTCAAGCACCGTAGCGGCAGCCCCAGCAGACAGTCCCACCGTGGTTAGCTTTTGCAGGCCTCCCACCATCTCACTGAATGCCACGCCTGTTTCCATGCTCTGCTGGCGCATATCCTCCAGCACTTGGCCAGCCTGCTCCCATGAGCCGGTCACATAGGCCAGCCGGATCTGGGTGCTCTGGAGCTCAGCCCCGAGGGCTGCAAATGCCTGAACGGCACCGGCTACCTTGCCGATGCCGCCCGTGAATAGATCCAGCTTGGATTTCAGCTCAGTCCACTTCATGCCGGAGCCACCGGCAGCCTTGCCGCTCTGCTCAGCCTTCTGATTGAGCTTGTCCACCTCTCCGGTAGTCTTTTTGGCTGAGTTGCCTACCTGCTCAAACCCGGCCACGGCCTCTTGGCCTTGGAAACCCACCTGAACATTAACGCGGCTCAGGCTGGCCATCTGGTTTGCTCCCGTTGCTTAGGGCCCGGAAATATGCCCTTATCTGGGCTGGGTCCGTTGGTGTCACTGTCCGGTCACCGTACTGCGGCACAAAATCAGAAACCTTAACCTGATTGCTCCATGGGGCCGCTGATGCCCATGCGCCAATGGCTGCCTGGAAATCCGCCCGGTAATGGCCCCACGGCTCAACTCTTAGCAGAGCCATCCACTCCGCATACTCCGCGGAGCTCATGCTCTGGTCTAATTCCGCCACTGTCCGGGAAAGCATTGCAGCCAGAGCGAACCTTGCCCGCCTGTCTGGCCGCTTGGCTAGTTTTTTTCCAGGCTTTCCACATCTTCCTTCAAGAGCCGATTGAGCCTGCAAGCCGCGTCAAATACCTTATCCACGCCCGAAGCCGGAAGGCTGGCCACATCGTTTACCTGATCCTCAGTAAAAAGAAGCCTGCCACCCGGAACGCATGCGGTCAGCACCACCAGCCGGGCCCGGAAATTCTTGAATTTCTCAGGCCCAGTGGCTGATACCTGCTCACCCTCAAACTTGTCCCGTTGGCCCGCGGTTAGCTCCCGCACTTGGACCGTGAGGCCCCACTCAGGCACCTCAACGGATTCCACCTTGAAGGCCGTGCGGGCCTTGGCCAAAACATCCGCCCCTGTCGTGAACCCCTCGGAAAGCATTAGCCTATCCCCCTAATCCTAAACCCCGGTCACTTGGAAATTAACTGTATAGGTCAGGGCCTCATCAGATTGGCTGATCTCTGGCGTAGTCAAACCGGAGATAAAACCCACCAGAGAATCCAGAGGGCTCGTACTATCGTCAAAAGAGCCCGGTAGATTTAGCGTTACAGTGTTTCGCAGATATGTTAGTCTGCGATCTTTTAGCACCTTGTATTGGTTGGTTGCTGTGGTGGTGTCATCCAAGAAAAAAGTGATGGAGAAAGTCCCTGGCTCAATCCGCCTACTAGGTCGCTTGGGCAGCAATCCGGTACGGTCCACTGCCGATATATCCCCAAAACCAAGGATGCCCTCATTGGCCGTGATGGTTTTCACATTGGCCAAGGTCACATTGGTCCCGGTTGCCGTGGTGGTATCCGCGGCCAGCCAGTATTGAAGGGTGGCAGTCGTTCCAGCAGGGAAAATCACATCAGGCATTTCAGCTCTCCTTGTAGGTGCCAGTTAGGTCTATGTCCACAGTCCTAGCCGCCTCGTCTGAACCATCGTCAAACACCTCAGCCGAACTAGTTTCATCATCTACTATCCATTGGAATATAGTGACTGCCCCAACCGATTGACGGCTCGGAGTGGCCCGGATCTGATCAGCCACCCATTGGGCTGATGCCTGGGCCGCGGCTCGAGTCATGGCCACCACCGTGAACTGAACCCTCTCCGTGGTGGCCAGCACAGCACCTGCCACATCACGGGCTCTTGTTCGGCTCACTTGCTGGTAGGTGGCATATGGCATAACACCACCCACCGGATTGGTGTCTGGGTGGATCCCGCCCGGCAGGGCTGCCGCGTAGCCTGTACGGGCCAGCAGGTATTCACGGGTGGTTTTCCCTAATTGGCTCACTCACCACCTCCAGCAGATTCCATGGCCCTGGCTGCCGCTTTGGCTGCCGCGGCAGTCTTTGCGGCAAACAGCTTGGCCAGCTCGAGATCCAAAGCGGTCTTGGTTTCATCGTTTATTTGGCCTTTGGCCTCATCAAAGCTTGGCCGTAGAAATGGCTTACCCGGGATCCGTTTAATCACCCTGCCGCGGATCTTGAGGTTGAAACCACGCTCCACAAGGTGAGCATATTTGGATGGTGTCACCTTCACCGGCTTGCCTGTCCATGAGCTGATGGCATCCACCGTGGGAAAATCCTTCTTTCGCCTGGGCCCAGCCATGGCATACACTTGGCCGGTCTTGGTGTTCACAGCCACCTTGGTGCCAATGCTCCGCTTGAGGGATCCTGTTTGCCCGGTCACCAGGCTAATGCTTTTCTCTCCGCGCTTCTTTTTCATCTTCTTAAAAGGCACCTTGCCACGCATAACCTTTGCAACCTTGGTCATGCTTTTCCGGCCAGCCTTTTTGAGAGCCGCCTTAAGGGCCTTGGGTGCCCCATCGAATTGAGCAATTAGCGCCTCAACTCCATCTAGTTTGGTCTGATATGCCCAGTTGCCCATGCCTAGGCCTCCTGGCGCTCTTCTGCCTGAATCACCATCCACTGGCCCCGTTCGTCCACATTCACGGGAGGAGCCAAAAAATGGAGCACCCTAGAGCCATAAAGGGCCCGATGGGTGGAGGCCACGCCGGAAAGGTATCTGATAGTGATGGTGTGGGTGGCTGTGATCTGCTGCTCATTGGCCACGGCGCCCTCACTGCCTCCAGTGGGCTCAATCTGGGCCCAGACGGTGCCGTAGGTGCTCCAGCTCCTGGTGGGCTGCCCGTAGCTGTCCGTGGCATCCGTGGGGGCCTGTAGGTCTATCCGCTTGCGGAGCTCACCAATAGTGGGCATCAGTAGCCCCCATCTGTGTACATCTGGAGGATGGAATCCACAGCCAGTGGCACCTCTGCCCCGTACTGGCCTACAGCCTCACGGTGCTCATACCAATGGGCCACCAGCATGAGCACCCCTTGGCGGAGGAGCTCCGGCACATTGGCGGAGGTGGCCCCGTAGCCCGCCACGAAATCCACCTCCACGGCCTTGACCCGGTCCAGTTGGGTGTGGGGCCAAATGGTGAAGGGGAATAGCTGCAGGCTGGGTGGGTTATTATCCAGATCCAAAAAGTAATCCGTATTTACTACAGCAGTCTGCTGCACACCGTCCTCATCAATGTACCGCATGCGTGGCATAGCGTAGGCATAGCCCCCGCCAATCGCAACAGCCGAAACAGGGCTCCTTGGCAGCTCCACAGCATTAACCGGGAACTCGTCAAAAGTCCAACGGAAGGTCTGATGTATCAGGCTCCTCCGTGTTCTACGCTCGACCATATCCGTACCGGCAGACACAAGCCCCGAGATGAGGGTATCCTCCGCGGAGCCATCTACCCTCAGGTAGGCCTTGGCATCCGAAAGGCTCACGGCAGGGTTGGCCCGTGCCGTGATCACCTTAAGGCTCAGGGTCTGGCTCATCGCTTCTCCCGCTTGACTGGCTTGGCGCTGGCCTCAGGGTTTTCTACTTGCTTGGTGTCCAGGGAGATAGCCCGGCCAGCTTCCACCAGCCGGGCACCCTCCGCGTTGTCCACCTCGGCAATATCACCAGGAATATAGGAGAATGAATCCCCCACCATCGATTCAAGAATCTGTACCCTCATGCTCATTCTCCTGTCCCGGTTTTATTACGCTTGGGTAAGGCGCTTGATGGCCGCGCTCTGCACCACCTTGGCATCCTCGAACGAAACAACCATAAAACCAGTTTGGTACTTATTTGCGTACAATTCGTTCAAGCGGATCAGCTCAAGGCTGCCCACTTGGCGGATATAGTACTTGCTGAAATCACCAAAGAGCATGGTCTTGGCAGTGGTGGCAATGCTGCTGGCCATGTTGTTATTGAGGATGATCTCATAACCCAACAGCTTAGGCTGATTGCCGCTGATGTAATCGGACACCAAGGGCCTGCCCTGGCTGTCCTGTAGTTTCAGAATTGCAGACCACACGCTCTGGTGCATCATGAACTTGGCGTTGGGCCAGTAGGCTGCATCAAGGCTGTTGGTCAGGCCAATGATGTCGTTGATGGCAATGGCCGTGGCGCTTGCCGCGGTCACACCAGCAGAGGAGCCGGTCACAACACCTTCAGGCTGGCTTGAGCCAGTACCCGTGGCATGATAGGCCGCCTGCTTGCGTCCGATCCGCTCACCCAACAGGCCGCCAATCTCAGTCTCAAGATTGATGCCGGTATCACGGAGCAGCTCGTTGCTGGCGATCACCAGGCTCTCAAGCCGGTAGCTGCTGAGGTTGACCGTGCCAAAGGTGAGGTCCACACCTGTGACGGCAGTACCTTCAGCACCAAGGGCCGCCGCGTTGGATGTGTCGTCGATGGTTGGCATCGGCAGGGTGTTGCCTTCTGCCGTGTTGATTACCCGGGCCACATTGAGCAGAGGATTAAAAAACACCTGCTTCTTTTCCAGCTCAGCCAAGAACCCGGCTGGGATGGTATAGCCACCTGCCGTGTTGCTGGTGCTGTTGTCCCGAGTCTCAGACCGGAGAGTTAGGCTCGGGTTGAACAGATCCAAGCCGGTACGCTGAGCCGCTGCTCTGTGCTCAGCACCCGAGCGATTGCCCAACAGCCAGCCACGGAGGGCCAGGTCCTTGTCTTTCTGCGCTTGACGGTCATTGATGTCCCGCACGAAAGCAGGGGCAGACCTACGGCCCACGCTCTGGCGCTCCACCTTCTCAAGGGCTGCCAGCAGTCGCTTTTGCAGGCTGTCCAGATTGGCGCTGTTTTGCTGAACCTCTGGCGCTGGTGCTGCATCAGGCATTGGGGCCTCCTCCTCTACTTCCTCGCCTCCGATTGCCTCCTCAATAGCTGCCACCTTGGTATCCAACTCAGCCACCTTGGCTGTGAGCTGATCCCACGCGGCCTGCTCATCAGGTGAGAGCTCCCGCTTGTTCATGCCGTCAAGCTTAGAAACCAGATCACGGCGCTCCGCCAATAGTTGGCGGATATCATTTACCTTTTTCATCGTCTCTCCTTGAAAGGGAATCAAATACACAAGAATCTATCAATCAACCCGCACGATCACCCACCCCACCGCGGGGCCACCCTGTTTGTTGCAAGCCAATGGTCCCTGGCCTGCTTTGCTTCTTGGTTCAGCCTGCCCATGGAGCGCAGAGCCGCCACGGTGTCCGGGTATGCCGGAATGGTCACAACCGAAACCTCAATTAGCTGCACATCCGTTAGGGTCCGGATCCGCATGCCAGCCTCATCCCGGCCCTCCCACTTCTCTCCATTGGGCTCAACCAGAAAGGCAAAGCTCATTTGGCTCACATCGCCACGCTCGAGCAGGGCCCGGAGATCATTGGCATAGGTTGTATCTGGCAGGTCTATTTCCACCTTGAGCCCGCGCTCATCCGTGCTTAGCTTGAGGGTGCCGGAGGAGCTCCGCCCGAGCACCTTGGCTGTGTCATGGTCCACCAGGGCCCGAATGTCTGTGTCCCCCTCGAGGCTCCGATTGAATGCCTCAGGGGCCACACGCTCACGGAATCCGCCAAGGTCCTCACTCAACGGGCCAAATACCGCTGCATAGCCCACCAGCTTGCTGCCTTGGGGCTGGATGTTGGCCACTCGCTTTTCAATTCTTGGGGGCATGGTGTTCTCCTCTGTAGTTGTGAACCCTGCCCCTGAAATTTGCCGTATCCAGTAGCACATGGGGGTTATGGCATCGCCAGCACCCAAGGTGCCCAAATATGAAATGGCACTTCTCGCACAGTGGCAATAAGTTGGCGGGCTCTAGCTCGAGATCAGGCCGAACATGAAAGGGCTCAATATGGTGTACCTCGAGCGCCTTGCCAGATCCACAGGCCGCGCATGTGGCACCCTCGAGCACCAGATCACGAAGCTTCCCCCAATGCGGATGGCGCTTGGCTCCACCCCACACTGGCCGTGGGAACAGCCACTCCCAGAACCAAATCAAATAGGCACCCACTGAAAGCCCCAAGCATGTTCCCCGCCGGGCTTGCTAGGTGGTATTAGCTCACGCTCTTTCTTGATCCCGCAAATGGGGCACCGATTAGTTTTTCCATGCTCACAGGCCCCAATCTGGTACTCCGTCATGGCTTCAGCCAGTCGCTTGCTGGAATCACATGGTCCTAGATCATTGGCCTCGACATTATCCACCCCGGCAGTGGCAGCAGCAGGGGAGGGGTTAGGGGCCACCGCCACCACCGCCGGAGTTGCTGTAGGGGCCGATGGGCCCGCGGGAGCTTGCAAGGGCTGCATGTTCAGAGGCTGGAGGTAGATGTCTCCACCATCAACCGGATCCATGCCCTCTTTGGCCCTGATGTCATTGACTGAAAGCCAGCCCCAATTCCTACCAATCGAATAAGCATTATACCTAGCGCTAAGATCCACCCGGAGGATGGCATCCACCAGATGCTCCGCATATAGAACCGGCTTTTCGTGCGCCAGCAAAAGCTTGGCGCTAATCTCCTGCTCCCACCTGATTAGCCATGGGCGGAGGGTTTCCGCCAGGAAAGCCATGTTCTCTTGTTCCAAACTGGCATAATTGGCCCCGCCTGAGTCCCGGAGCTTGCTTACCGGGATATTGAACCACCTAGCCACTTCACCGATCTGGAAAGCTCTAGTCTGTAAAAATTGGGCATCCTCTGGTGGTATGCCAATGGTTTGCCACTGCATCCCCTGCTCGAGGAATGCTACTCTGTGGCTGTTGGCAATGCCTGAATGGGTAGCCGCGAAATCCCGCTTGAGCCTGGCGAATGCCTCATCAGACAGATGGCCCGGCAGGGTAACCACACCAGAAGGCCTTGCCCCTTGGCCAAAGAACTTGGCGCCGAACTTCTCTGCCGCTATCGTTAGGCCCAGACTGTCACGGGCCATGCCCACCACGGAATAGCCCTGCATACCGTCAAAACCAAGCCCACGGATGTGAAATACATCCCGGGCATTCAATTCCGCCTGGCCATGCTTTGGGTGCCGGTAAATATACCTTGGGCCACCTTCTTCATCTTGATCCACCGTTATGCACTGGGGTGGTAGAATCCATAGGGCCAGAGGGCGCCCGAGTAGATCCCGCTCAATCTCCGCAAAGCCATTGCCCCACAGGAGGGCATGGGCCTGCAATGTTTCCCGGAATGCCAGGCTGGGGGTGTATTGGTTGGGTTGGTCGTGCAGGATGTCATAGAGTGGGTGATCAGCCGCCACACGCCTGCCACCATCTAGCCTCTCGTATAGCTTGAGGGGCAAACATGCCACACCTTCTGAGATCACCCGCGTGGCTGCCCATACTGCGCTGGATTGAAGGGCAGATGATTCATTAACCACCACACCGGAATCACTCTCCTGCCCACGGAATAGAGCTGCCAATGCGGGATCCCTGAGGGAATATCCGCCTGCCACTCTCTGCTCCAAACCGAGCAGGCCACGCAATGTGTTGATGATTCCCATGAAAGGCTCCGGGTACTATTGGCCCAGACTAATCACAAGCCCGCACGATCACGGCCTCCAGGCAGATATGCCCCACTGGTGGTAGGTGGCCCCGAGCCGGTCCACCTCCCGCCAGCCCTTCAGCCATGTCCTCAGCCCGCTCCGGCTTGGCCCTTCCGTGGGGCACTGGTAGTGGATGGTCTGCCCCTCGATGCCCGCCACAACCACATAGTGGCCAATGCCGTGGGCTGGGGTGGTCAGGCACACCACGGGCCTCCCTGAGCTGGTGAGCCATTCAAGGTTTTCCACGGTAAAACTTCCGGCTTGTACCCGTAGCCCGAGCTGGCGAAAAAATGTCTCCATACTCCGCGGGTCGGTGCCATCCACCGGATCACAGGCCAGCCCGCTGAGCTGCTGGGCCGTGGGCCTCCGGCCTAAGAACCTCAGAAGCACCCGGGCAACCGTGAGGCCACAGTCATGGTCTGACTGTTGGCGGATGTCCGGGAGCTTGATCACAGAAACCTGAGCCCCCGCTCCTCGTACACGCTTGAATTGGCCACCGCCTGCACCCGAGCCCGGGCTGTGGCCATAATGGATGCCACTGCCAGATCTATCTTTTCGGTCGATTTCTTTTTGCTGGGCCGGTAGTTACTTTGGCTGTCGGCCTCGATCATGGTATTACCCACGCACCACCTGAGCACAGGGTGCCCGTTGTGGCGTAGCTTGCCAGCCAAGGTGAGGGCCTCAAAGTCTTTGGCCGCGGGGCTCATGGTGGCCCAGCCCATGCCAAAGGCCACAACCTCAAGGCCATCACTGAGGAGCTGCTGGGCCAGTTGGGCCGCGTTCCACCGGTCTAGGGCTATATCCCGGATCCGGTATACTTTGGAAAGCTCAAGCACCTTCTCCCGGATCCGCCCGTAGTCGATCACTTCCCCCTCTGTGATCTCCAGATGGCCAGATCTGGCCCAGTTGTCAAACCGGGTCTTGTTGCGCTTCTCACGGTACTGGATGGCCGCCCGTGGGGCCCAGCCAAAGGGCATGAGCCAAATCTTGTCATCAACCGGGAATGCCAGCACCAGAGCTGTTAAATCCGTGGTGCTGGAGAGGTCCAGCCCGGCCCAGCATTGCCGCCCGGTCAAGTCTGGCATCTCAGCCTGGCAGGCATCCCACTTCTCCAGGGAAATCCACCGCGTCTCCGAGTCGGTCCATTGGTTGAGGTGTAGCCGCCGGAATGCCTGTTCTTTGCCCGGGCTGGATTGGGATTCGGTCACCTGCTGGGCAAAGTAGTCCTGATGGACCGATACCCCAAACCCCGGGTTAGCCTCTCTCCAAGTTGGCTCCACCCGCCAATCCCCATCTGATGTGTAGATCACCGGGAGGAATCCGGGATCCTCAATGGTTCCATCCAGCAGGCTCTGGCTGTAGGTGTGCAATTCCCAGCACAGGCTCTCCCGGTCATGCCCTGCCGTGGTGATGCCAAAGGTTAGGGGCTGGCGCCTGGAGCCAGTGGCCGTGGTCAGGGTATCCCAGAGCTCCCGGTCTGGCTGGCAATGCAGCTCGTCAAATACAATCCCGGATAGGTTAAATCCGTGTTTTGTAGCCGCTTCGCTGGAAATGGCCCGATACCGTGCCCCCTTGTGGGTCACGATCTCTTTACGGTAAACCACGCACCGGCTAGCTAGCTCAGGGCACCCCTCCACCATCTGCTTGGCCATGTCAAAACAGATGGAGGCCTGTTCCCTATCCGCCGCGGCACTCACCACCTCAGCCCCGGCCTCCCCATCCGCAAACAGCAGGTACAGGGCCAGCCCTGCCGCCAGAGTGGTTTTGCCGTTTTTGCGTGGAATTTCGACGTAGGCTGTCCGGTATTGCCGGAGGCCATCAGGCCTGAGGGTGTCGAATAGGGGCCTCACGATGTCGTTGAGCTGCCAGTCTGCCAGGTTGAAGGGCTTGCCCGCATGCTCACCTTTGCCGTGGGTTAAGAACCGGGCAAAGAAACCTTGCACCTTCTCGGATGGGAGCAAGGCCTTGGGTGGCTGGGGTGGCACTTGGGCCCTGGGCTTGCGCTTGGGCTGGGGAATGGTCTTGCTCATCCAAGCAGCTTGAGGATGGGGTCTTGGTTAGAGTCGTCAGGGGCATGGCCTGTTGGCTCCTGATTGCCCGCCTTGCTCTTTCGGCTCCGTGGAGTGATCATCAGGGTGGTGAATGTTGCCCGGAGCTGGCTCTCAGCATTTCGCAGCTCACCCCATAGCGGGTGCATCCGCTCAATACCCCTGTCATCTGCTTGGGTGAATGGTGTCTTGGCAGACTCCTCACGCATGGCCTCCACTCTGGCAAGCTGATAGGCCCCCATAATCAGGAGCTCCATATCTGCCGCACCCACGCCCACGCCTGATGCCTGGCTAACCCTTTCCCGCAATCTCAACCAACACTTGTTCACTGCCTGTGGCAGTCCAGTTGGAGGGCTGGATTCCATCTTGGGTGAATGATTCACAGTTGGCTTTCTGCCTCTGGCCATGATCGATTCCTCTAACTTTTAAAACGGCAAGCAGCTCTGTGATGCCTGTCCAGCCACCGGACTCCCATTATCTACCCCTCACATAGCATTTGTGATCCGACATAAACACGACATATTTGTTTGATCAGGGACACCAGAGGTCTTCCGCTTCCTGCCATAGGTTAGGTCACCCCCCTAGGGGTAAATAACTCAAAAGATAGCACCTTGTGCGCCCGATTATGTAGGCAGAGCCCTGAAATCCAACCTGTAGCTGGCTTTCGTCTTGTACGCTGACACCTCAAGCCACCAGCCACCAATGGGCCTGGCTGCCCGGCCCTGCTGCACATGCCAGCCATCTCCGGCCTCATCTTTCCAACAGCTTGCCCGTAAGAAAAGCTGGCGCCTTCTTCTGACAACACCCCGGGCCGTTACTCTGGTGATCACATTCTCATCGCAGTTGCGCCTGTGGATGTGCCCGCTTAGATAGACATCAGCCTCATACTGTCCGCGGGTGCGGTTGTGATCCAAAAGGCCCCGGCTTGCTTCCCCGCCTCCACCATACCCATGATGCCAGCAGATCTTGATATTATCCCTATTAGCGTTAGCGAAATCCCCAACCACAACCAAGTAGCCCCAGTAAGGCCCACATTCCACAGGGCTGCCCATCCGTCTAAGCTCTTGGCAAAGCCTCTGGAGTAGGTCTACCTCATGTTTTTTCTTGATGCTGGTTTCATGGTTGCCGTAGCTGATCACAGCCAAATTGGCAGCATATGGCTGGAGCCATTCCGCTGCCGTGCTCACCAGTAGATCCAAATAGGCCCCGCCTCTGTGCTCATCCCTCAGGGCTTTCTGGTCTGATCTGGGATCCCATTTGCCCTGCATGGCATCGAAAAAATCCCCGGCAATCACCACAGGGGAACCCTCAGCCTTGGCCTGCTCCAGGCTATCCCTGAGCAGATCCAATCGGCAGTGGGCTGAATCCCAATGCACATCAGCCAAGAGCAAAACCTTCCGCGTATCCTTGCTTTGCCCGAAGGTCACACCTAGCCGGTAGGCATTAGTATCTGTTTTTTCTAGTTTCCACCAGCTCATGGAGATCCTCCGCTAGAACTGTGTGGTAACTACCGAGAACTGGCTTTCATCTGCTGCCGTATAGGCACCCGTGCCAGCCCAGTTGTAGAAATGCACCCCGGAAGCAGTCACCGGGAAATCATAATAATAGATACCAGTAGAAACCCTGCTAATAGTACCGGGATAGGTGTAGGTGGTAATCGTTCCAGATGGCGCCTTGACCTTCAGTGTCACATTGGTGGGATCAGCCACAGCCCCGGCAATATCGGTGAATGTGGCCTTCAGCCTGAGCAAGTCGCCAATGTTGTAGGTGTAGGTGCCACTGGCCACATCGTATGGCATCTATTAGCCTCCCAAAATGGTGTAGGTAATGGTTGCCATTTCTGCAACCGTTCCCGATACATCCCCAGACACATTGGCCGTAGTCACAATATTCGCAGGCTCCGCCGCACTAACCGAACCACCAGCCAACAAACCATACCCAGCAAGCGCAAAATTCAGCCGGTCGGTAAGCCTGCGAGTTGGCAGAGCCTTAGCCGCGCTGTCAGCCGATCCGCCCAGGCTGGTGCTGGGTGACAGGCAGAGGTTCAGCTTGCTAACATAGCTCATGCCCACACCTGGTTGGGTATGGCTGGGTTTGCTGGGTCACGCTCGCCTATAAATGGCAGAATCTCGGCTGGTAGCTCAATTTCTACCAGGCTCCTCACCATAACCCACCATTTGCCATCCCCAGCCATAACCGGAACAAGCTCACCGCTTGGCCCTTCGGTGGTTTCCCCAGTAGGCTTGTAGTGTTCACCGATCACACAGATGGCCAGATCCAGTGTGGCTTGAGTGGTCTTCCACTCACCGGTATCTGTGTCTTGCGTGGAATAGCCAAGCGCTTGGCCAATTTGCGCGGCTTGCGTCTGGCTGTCAAATCTTAGCAACACATCTTGGATTGTCATGTGGAGAACTCCTGTAATTTGGAGTTTGTTAGGCGTGTATTAAAATAGCGTAGGCGGGCGATGTGGCCGTTAAGTGCTGCACTTATCAAGCTAGAACCACCAATTTCCATCCTGTTTACCGTTGGCAATGTTC